TTTTTCCTACAAACGCAAGTTCTATTGCATGTTCTATCATATCATATACATTTTCAAAGTCGTCTTTCATTAGACTAATTTGTTTTCCTTTAAGTACTGAACTGTTTCTGTGCATCCACCAAGATTAGTTCCGTTGAGAACTACTTGAGGGAATGTAGATCCATTACCAAACTGACCATAGAATCCATCTGCATCAAAGTGATCACCAAGTTTATAAACAACATGGTTTAACTTTGCTAACTCTAGCACTTGAACTACTTTTGTGCAAAAGGGACATCCATCTTTAGAATAAACCGTGAAATTCATATTGTTTATTTAAAAATTTATTTAGTATTAGATACTACAGAAGCCCAATCTGCATCAAACAATTGCAATCCTTTATCAGTAAGAACATGATTATACATCTTCTCAAATACTGATGGTGGCATGGTAACTACTTGAGCACCAAGGGCAAATGATGTAGATACACTCTTCACTCCTCTAATAGAAGCAGATAGAATTGCGGTTTTGATCCAGTGTGCCTGATAGATCTCAGAAATATCCTTTATAACATCTAACCCATTCACCGAGTTATCGTCAAGCCTTCCTACAAATGGTGAAACATATGTAGCACCTGCCTTGGCAGC